ATGGTAACCGAATTTTACGTTCTGCCACGGCAGATTCAGTAGAAGCGCGACTAGCATTCCGAGGAAACTTGGGCTGCAAGGCACCTATCTACAACGTGCGAATTCAGATGCCAGCAGTTTAATATAGTTTAGGGGAGGTCATAATGGCTAGTACAGCTACCTTGGGTGACTTACGCGCACGAGCGTTGGATTACGCCGATATGACCGGCTCTAACTTTCCCGTTGAGGCGCGAGTTAATGATTACATTAACTCCGCCGCTTCGGAATTTTACGACCTGCTTGTGGATAGTTATGAAGACTATTTTTTAAGTACCCAAACTATCACTTTGGTTGCAGGGACAGGAAATTATGCCCTTCCTTCCGACTTCTATAAAGCGAAGCGTGTTTACTACCTTGCCGGTGGTCGCCGTTTTTCTATTCATCCTTTTAATTTAGAGGCTTTGGATGGGGCCAAGACCAGCCCCTTAACTGCCGGGACATGTGAGCTTTGGTATGTTCCTGAAATGCAGTTAATGGTGAACGATTCCGACACCGTTTCGAGCATCATCCCCCCGATGATTAAGGGCTGGCCGGATTATATTGCGTTGGGAGCCGCCATCAGGCTTCTGATTCGAGAAGAATCAGACCCTTCTGCTTTAATGGCAGAAAAGAAGATGATGCAAAATCGAATCATCTCACTGGCGGAGCCTCGAGATGCAGGGATACCTGATTCCGTTCAAGACATCGGGCACCGATGGAACGATGTCGGGTTTGCCTATGACCCCGGAGCTTTTTTAATGCGCTATCGAATAATGGGGTCGAATATTAAGTTTATCCAATACGACGCGGGGGTCTAAGTGGCGAAAACGAATAAGAACAGTAAAGCAGCCTGTAGGAAGATAAAGAACTCTCAAGTCGCACTAGAATTGCGGCTAAAAGGGTTTAGCTACAATAAAATAGGCGACACCATGGGGATCTCTTCCGCGTATGCGTATAAGCTCGTTGAAGACGAGCTTAGGCGTTGCCGAGAGATGACCGCCGAGACGCGGGACCAGATTAAAGAGCAAGAGCTAATGCGGCTCGATCGGCTTCTGGAACAAGCCAAAGACCACCTCTTAAAAGGGTGGTGTACTAAGACCGCTAAAATCTTACTCGACATTCAGGCAAGACGAACCCTTTACCTTGGGCTCGATGATGCCGTTTCAAGGGTGGAGATTTCCACCATCGACAAACTGTCCGATAACGAGATTAGGGACCGCGCCATGGAACTATTGCAGGTTGAGGTCTTAACCCAGCCTGAGACAGAGCATTGAAATGGAGCCTTGGAAGCGTGTTACCGCCGATGACCGTGTAATCGAAGAATTGCAGGATAACGCGGAGCCTATCATGCAAAAGGTCCAAGATGCCTTTTTGCTCGATGGTGTTCTCATAACAAAACAAACGATTGATGGGGCGACAGTTATTAGGCATGGGCTAGGGAGAGCTCCGAAGGGATTTATAGTAATCCGAAGAAGGGGTAATGCAGTGGTTTACGACGACCAAGACAGCAATAAAAACGCCACAAAAACTTTAACCCTTAACGCCGCTTCCTCCGTTGAAGTGGATTTGTGGGTGTTTTGATGCCCCTACAAAAACAAATGAAATCCTGGCCGCTGACGAGCGGCATAGACGAGAAGGCTTCGGACAAGCATCTTCAGCCCCCGAAGCTCGCTACTTGCCATAATGGCAAGTTCAGTAAAACGGGCCAGGTTCAGAAAAGAAATGGGTTCACTCGATTAGCCAACTCCAAGATTAGCGGAACAATTGATGCGAGCGAGCAATGTGCTAGCTATCAAGATGAGCGGATTATCTTTGANGGAAATAATGCTTTCTCTAGGGCTAATTCTGGAACCTGGGTTGATCGTGGGAGGGTTACCGGATGCACGTTTGAAGATTCCTACGTCTACAACAATGACTCGGTTACAACTACTCCCCTCCAGATAGCGAGAGCCAATAACTATCGAGTCGAGGCTTGGTCGGAAACGGACCCCGAGTACACGGGGGCCGCTGACATCCCTTGGCAGGTTTACGCTCGCGTTATTGATGAGGCTACCGGATTAGAAGTGGTCCCGAGGACAAGAGTTACCCCCGCAGCGGGAATCAGCGTCACCAAGGCGATGGCTCAATATGATGATAGCAATTACTTCAACCCGCAGGTTCAATGCGTGGCGATTGCCGGGTACATCTACATTCTCTTTTGTGACTGCGATGCGGTTACATCACAGGTAAACATTACCGGAACAGCCGCAGGTGGGGCGGGGCTCACAACAATCACATGTACGTCCGTCGCAGGGCTCAATTACAAGGATGCTGTTACAATAGCAGGGACGACATCCCACAACGGAAATCACTTAGCCGTTGATATAGACCCAGATACAAATACTTTTGCCATAGTAGACACCTACAGCGGGAGCTCGGAAACCGGAACAGTAACGATTAAGTCGAATTACGCTGGTGTGAATCGGATGGGGGTTCATGCGTCAGTGGTGAATACGAACACCGGAGTTGCCGCAGCGTTAACCCCCACCTCTCCGGCGATGGACTCCACATCTATCATTTTCCACGTTAACGCCACCTTCCCGCTCTTCATCGTAGACCACGTAGCGAACGACAGCTTGGCAGATGGTGCAGTGGTTTTTAGGTTGAGCCCTGGACCGACCGTTGTAGCCACCAATACGCAACCATCTTATCGCGCAGATTACTTTATGCAGTCGGGTGGTGCCATTACCGAGTTCCTAGAGGGGGGCCAACCTGGATACCGTGGGAGAAATACCGTTATCGAAAGAGAGCCCTACTTTCAGGCAAAGGATGGGGGGCATGATGGTAAATCGAGGACATTGAGCCACATAGTATGTAGGGCCGGAATGGGGAGCGAGGACAACGAAATTTGCGTGGCGTTTACAGCGTATGATACCGGGAAGAGCATTCCCGAAATCAAGACGCAGGTTTATAGTCACAGCCTTGCTAAAGTAGGGTCTGATTTAGAAATTCTTGAAAGCCACGTTTTAATCTCTGGCAGCTTCGGGTCTGAGAACGATACCGACATCACCCACTTCGTTTTCACCGGGCAGACTCACGCACCGCTAGCGTCACTCGTTAGCCCCGACCCTGGACAAGCTAACGAGCACTTTATTGCTACGTCAAAGATAGACGTTAGCGATGGTAGTTTAGACACTGCGGCAGCGTCATTGCGTAAATTTACGACAATAACGACCGACCTTTTTCAGCACAATGGGAAAGTTTACTTTGGGGCAACTTACGCAATCACTCCATCGAGTGTTATCCACGGAAGCGGGAACATAACATTTGCCAATTTTGGGTCTTCTGTAAATGTCATTGCCGATATTGATGGGAACGTCGTCGCAGCAGGTGGCACCGGGCTAGGCGGAGTTTGCCCTTCTACGGATTGGGCTCCTATCTACGAAGACGGGAGAGCCCTTTTCTGGTTTGTCTCTCGAATAGAAATCCCTGCTGCCAATGAATACCTTTTCGGTTCCTCTAAATATGCCGGTGTTACCATTGCCGGCGGGTCGACCATGCAAAACAGAAGCGTGTTCAACTCTTCCGTGGCAGCACTCGATTTTGCCCCTGCCCGATACCTCCCTTACGCTGAGGCTGGAAATTCTCTTTTGATGGCTGGGGGAGTCCTTTGGGAGTACGGCGGCGACTGGATGAAAGAGAATGGATTTCTCACTTACCCACAAGTTAGGAGTATTACGACTGCCGGAACCGGGGGCACTCTGGAGGATGGAACATGGTCCTTCCAAGTATGTTACGAGTGGACAAATTCCAACGGAGCGGTTCAGCGGTCTTACCCTTCGGACCCTGTTCAAACGACCCTTAGTGGTGGCGGTTCGAATCAAAAAATAACCCTCACAGTTTATACTCCCCAATGGACGCAAAAACGAAATGCTAACAGCTTAAGCAACCCCCGCATTGTTATCTTTCGAACCGAAGAAGGGCCTGGTTCAATTTGGTACAGGGTCAAAGATGTTGAAGCCGATATGGGCTCCTCTTCCCAGGATATAGTTGGCTCAGAGTTGGCAGACATCTCAATTGTGGACAATGAGCAGATCTACACAACAGGTTCAGCGGGAGACATCTTCGGGAATATCTGCGCTCCATGCCCTACTGACATCGTGCTTCATAAGGAAAGAATTTTCTTAGCTACGATTGAAGGGTCTGTTTGGTACAGCAAGAAACTTCTCCCCGGCATTGCTGTAGAGTTCGCAGAACAGCAGGTTAAGCCTATCGACAATTACTCGGGCAAAATATCGTGCATAGGCGCGGTGCGCGATTATGTCATCGTGATTACCGATGATAATGCTTACTTCCTCGCTGGAGATGGGCCGAATTCTGCTGGAGTGGGAACAGACTTTTCTCCGCCAACTATCTTTTCCAGGGACTCGGGGGCTAACGCGGGATGCGCTAGAACTAACTCCCCCATAGGGTTTTTGTACCGAGCCAAAGGGGGGATTTACCAAGTAAGCCCCTCAATGCAAATGAAATGGATTGGAGCTCCGGTCGAAGACACTATTGACGATTACGAGCCTACTCGGATGGTGGTTAACGACTCCGAGGGAGAGGTCTATATCGGGCTGACCACAGGGGGAATAAAGTCTATTGCGGTGCTTGTCTATAATTACGTGTTTGACGCTTGGTCAATATGGAAGCCCCGCTACTCAGCCTTTGGCTCAACGATAACCCCAACGGGAATGATGGTTCATAATGGGACATTCAATTTCTCGATTCCTACTGGATACCTGTTAGAGCAGAACACAGGTTTCACGGATATCGGGCTTTCAACTTTGACTTTTAGTCTTCTTATAACGACTCCGTGGCTCCGCTCGGACCAATTTCTTAACTTGGTAAGATTCTATAATGTTCTGATCAGCGGCACTTATAAATCTGACCATACTTTAAACTCGACGATTTACACCAATTACGATGAATCGGTGGCAGACGCGCAAACGTTAGTGGTTACTTCGTCTACCCCGGCACCGTACATTCTTAGGCAACATGTTGCGGTTCAAAAAGCGCGAGCAATAAAGATTACTATTAGCGATGCGCCGACATCGGGGACTTTCGAAAGTTACCAGCTTGATGGGATATCTATACAATTCGGAGTTCGCCCAGGTGGTTCATTTAAGGTCGGTGAAACCAGGACACTGACGTAGGAGAAAGATATGGCAGTAAGCGAAGAAGAAGCAGCGGCGAGGCCAAACACCGGAAGAAGGGGAACCCCGGCAGGGATGCAGCGCACCTGGGACGAGAACGAAGAAGGCGTTCTTACTGCCTTGGACCCACTAGGGATTGGCATCAAGCCACACGCCACACGCCAAATTTCGGCAGAAGCCGCAGCAGCGCCTAACGTCTACACCCCACGAACGCAAGAAGCGCTAGCCGACATAAGAAACCAGCGAGGCGGACCATCGGCGGGAGAGACACTAACGCGCCTAAATATGGATAGAATAGCGAGATCTGGGAATAGATCTATGCGCGGGGGCTCCCCATTATCTGCAGCCATGAGCCTAGGGCGCCTAGCTCCCTCTCAGGCGCAGGTAGGACAGGCCGGGGGCCGAACCATGGGCGCGGAGCAACAGAGGATTAACGCTGTTCTTGGGGGAGCCTACGGAAGACAGGCGCAATTCGCACTAAGAAGTGCTTTAGCCGAAGCCGGCAGACGAAAAGCCATAGAACTGGCTAACTTGGGGCTCGTTGAAGATGCTAATGCTATGATGGCCCAACGTGCTGCCGTACTAGGGGAGCAAGGCGCCGAAGCATGGGGCCGGCACCAATCGAGCACTACTCCAGAGAGGTCAATGGACCCACTTTCCAAAGACTTTGATTACGGAAGCTATACGACAGACCTATACGAGGGGGGACAATAATATGTCAGATTTTAGTACACCTTTAGGATGGGGAGATGTATTTTCCGTTCTCTCAGGAGCCCCAGGAGGAGAAAGAATCGTTGGGGAGATTATGGGAACGGACCCAAGCAACGTGCAGGCAAACCGCACGTTCGGGGGACAGGTAAACGATCCTATGGCGCAACAGCGCCAACAAGAGATTTCTCGCCTTCAAAGCATTGGAAGGGGGCAAATTGACGATCAATCCGTTACCGGAATGCAACAAGCTCTGGCGAGAGGCGGCAAACAAGCATACGGCCTTGGGCAAGCTTCCCCCTTTTCAAGCGCAGGAGCGCGGGGGAGGATGGCACGGGGAGGACAACTTGCTATTAGTCGAGAAGCGCCTCAATTGGTTCAAGCGCAAAGACTGCAGAGCCAGCAAAGTGCACGAGAAATGGCAGCGGATCAGTTAGCCCAAGCTCAAGCTATTGAGCAACAAAGACTTGAAGCAATTCAAGATGATGTAGTGGACGCGCAAGTTCGTCGAGAAAAAGCGATTCAGGCAAAACGACAAGCATCATCCTCGGGGATTAGTGGAGCCCTGATGACTGCNNTCGGNTTGTTTAAAGAGGGCGGAGTTGTCCCAGGACATAAGGATCAAGCGGTTCCGATCATAGCCCATGGAGGCGAGGTTGTTCTCCCTGAAGATGTGAGTAAGAAGCTCTTAAAGGCTTTAGCCGATAAAGATAAAGGCAACGTCCCTACCTACGAATGGACAAGCGGGTGGGAGGGCCCTCCTGCGCCCGAGCAAATAGTTGCGCCGCGATGGGCCATTAAGGACATTGACCCACGCTTTGAGATTCCAGAGAAAAACTACCCGGCTTATGCCGATGCCGTTATTGATGAGCGTAGGATACGGTACCCTGGGATGACAGTAGGAATACGTGGTCCCCGCAGTAATGAGGACGGGTGGATGGAGCTGGCCGCCATAAGGAGAGAGCATACAGCAGGGTCTCCCTGGTATAGAGGAGCCCCTAGATACCCGAGCCGGTACGATGTCCCTGGAGGGAAGACAAGAACAGGTCAATCGTCACAAATGACCGAGAGCCAAGTAGAAGAGATAATGAAGACCAAAGCCCTATCTGATTTAGATAAACGAATAGATGATCTTGAGAGGGNCAAGTAAATGGCCGATGAACAATTAGTAGCGCAGCAATTAGCCGAAGCAGAGGCGCAAGCTATGGCCGAGGCCGAGGAGGAGGCCATAGCATCTATGGAAGCTGCAGCAGGGTACATCCCTTTCGAACAATTGCCTGGGGAATTGACGCAAGAAGAGAAATGGGCTGCGGAAGACGCCCTTATCCAAGAAGCCATCGCTAAGGACCGAGCATCTAGGCCAGGGGCTTTAGAGCAGGCTTTCTACGGAGAAGGTGGCAAGGCGGCGTACGATACAGGAACCGGTATAGACTTCAAGCTAGGGGAGAGGCCGTTAGGACAGCCAGTTGCGCCCCCGGAAACTGCACTCGCCAGCCCCCCGCCTCCCGTTCAAGGGGTGTCAGTGCCGGCGAGACCCGCCGCAGACGACGACGGTAGCGATCTTCCTTACGTCCCAATGGTGGGGGGGCACCATCGAGCGGCTGCGGCTTATCGGCGCATGGGTAATTTGGAAAAGCAAAGGGGCGACGTAGAGGCCAAAAAGCTTATGCAGCGATTTGGCGACGAGCAGCTAACAAGGGCTGAGAGAAATTTTCAAATTCGGCAAGATACGCAGGAACAGAAAAGATTAGCAGGTATCGAGTTTGATGAAGATATGGCGGACGCCAAGCTAACCAGGCAGTACCCAGGCGCGTCCATTGAACAGATAAAAGACTGGAAGTACGAGCTTAGGCTGAACGAAGACATTAAAGCAGGAAGAAGGGACATCTCCCCCGAAGGTGCCGCTAATGTTCTTCGCCGGGCCGCCGTAGCAAAAAAGAAACTGGAGAAGGCCCAAGCTATCGACCCTGGTCGAGCTTTTGGAAATGCAGGGTCAAAGATATTGGCTGCGCTAGCGGTTGGGGCTGGCTCATGGGCAGCAACAAGAACAGGCAGAAACCCGGCACTTGAATTATATAATAAAGCTATCGCTAACGACATTGCGGCTCAAAAGGAAATGTTTCAACATAAAAGAGATGCGCCTACGCGAGTAATGAATGAGTACAAGTTCTTTATGGATAAGTACAACAGCGATGAAGTTGCAACCTTGGCAACGGCTGCCGCAGAGTGGGGCGTTGCCGCCCAGCAGCTAAATGCGCAGGGACTTCAGATATCCGGTAAAATTAATCAGCAAAAAGCTTTTGCTCTTGCGGCTGAGGCCCGGCAAAAGGTGAGACCCTTAACAATAAGGCCAAGCAAGCTGCTCAAAGAGCGTTGGCTATGCAGTACAGCGGTATGAATGACTTGTCAGGGGCGAAGATCCGCTGGACAGGCGGTAAGCATGGGCTCGAAAAGCAAGATGAAAAAGAGAAGAAAATCCTGCTTAATGAGTTAGATAAGGCAAATAAGATGTCTGTTGCTCTAGATATGTATGTGGCTTCGCAAAATAAAACAGGGGCATGGATTCCCCTTAGTGACGAAAAAACAGAGGCCGAGGGTATCCGCGAAGCACTTATACAATCCGCTGGAAAGTTTTTCGATATGGGCGTTTTACAGGAATTTGAAAGAGAATTTCTAAATAGCGTTATCCCAGGCGGAAATATAGCTAAGGAGCAAACCCTTACTGCCCTAAGAGAGTGGACCACGGGGAAAGGGTCCGAAGGGAAAGGTAGGCCACAGGCTTACGCGAGAGCCCTTAAGGAATTTATAAATAGAAGATTTTATGGGGCTATCAAATACCTTGGAAACTATGAGCGATGGGAGCCAGAAAAGAAGTACACAGTGAGAAAAAAAGGCGAACGCGGAGCGAGCGCGGCAGATATGGCATTAGCCAAATCACGCGGTAAGTAGGGGTTAATTGTGGCTGAATTAGTAAACGTTCAGACAAATAAAATTGTCACCGTCCCAGACTCCGAGGTTTCCCGGTATCTGGAATCAGGGCAGTTTAATCTCCCTGCAAGCCTTGTTAGTGACCATGGCTTAGAGATGCTGAGCCCAGACGGCGAGATTGTAGACGTCGGCATGGAGGGAGTCTACGACGCCCTGGATGATGGGTACACGCTAGAGTCTCAACTATCCCGTGACGCACGAGCGCTGAGAAAAGAGTACACGGGATTTTTGCCTGGGTTAAAATCTGCTGCACTAGGGGCGGCAAAAGGTTTAACTTTTGGCCTATCAACCCCCGTAGCTCAAGCCCTTGGTGCCGACGTAGAGGCATATGAAGCCTTCCAGCCAGGAGCCATGCTTACGGGCGAAGTTGTCGGAACAGGGGCATCGCTTCTAGGGACCTTGGGGACCGGTGGAATCGTAGGGGGCGGAGTCCGGGGGGCCGCAGCACTGGCGGAAGCGGGCGGTGCGAAAGCGGCAGCAAAATTAGCCGAAAAAACTTTTGGGCAAAAACTTCTTAAAAGCACCGTCAAAGCAGGCGTAGAAGGCACTTTGGATGGTGCGATGTATGGCGCAGGCGAGGCTGTTCATGAGCTATCACTGCAAAGAGCCGAGCTAACAGGTCAATCAATTGCGTCCCATTTTGGGGCACGAATGACGGAAGGTGCCCTTATAGGTGGCGCTTTCGGCGGAACACTGAACGCGCTAGGTGTGCCGGTAGTTGCCGCCATGAGGAAAGCCAGCGGCCCTGCGAAGAAAGCTTTAGCAGCGGCCAACCCTGTAACTCTTCCAAAAGTGTTTAATACCGCAGAGGAATTCTTTAAAGGCGTAGCCGACGAAGCAGGATTTGAGTCTCTCGGTGCCATGCTGAAGAGCCAAAGGATTCTTAGCAAGCGAGATGCTGCCGACCCAGGATGGCTCGGGAGGGCTAAGAGGTGGCTTACCGACACCAAGACCGACGTTGATGGGCAGCAGGTTCCGCTTATCGCCTCTCTGGATACGTGGGAAGAAATCTCCCCTAAACTGGAGGCGAAGAGAGATGGCATCGGGCAGGAATTAAAAGGGTTCTATGCGGAAATTGA